TGGACGGATTACTTCTCATGCTGGGCGACTGTTGGCACAAGCTCCGGTTCGGAAAGCTCCGGTGTCGTCATCAATCCGGAGGAATCGCTGGACTTCACCTGCCGCTACTGCTCTGAGCTTGCGGCTGTGGAATCGACAAAATACCGGATCATCGCGGAAGGCCGCACCTACAACATCACCTATGTGAACCCGATGGGCTATAAGCATAACAGCCTGAAATTCAACTGCAAGCTGGAGAAAAACGCATGAGTAGAAATGTATCAATAAGCGAGATGGGCGAAGCCATTATGGAGGAGCTCGAAAAATATTCAAAGCTCGCCACAGACGACCTGAAGGCTGCTGTGAAAGAGACTGCTGCTTCTGTCCGCAAGGATATTCAGGCAGGTGCTCCGGTCGATACCGGCAAATACAAGAAAAGCTGGTCGGTCAAAAATATGCACGAGGATTCACAGAGCATTGACCTCGTGGTGCATTCGAGGAACCGCTATCAGCTTGCGCACCTTCTGGAGCATGGGCATGTAAAGCGTGGCGGCGGACGTGTTCCGGCACAGCCGCATATCGCCTCAGCCGAGGAGCGCGGAAACGAAAAGCTCGTCAATACCATCAAGCAGAAGCTGGGAGGTGGATCATGACATACGACGATGTAATCACCATGTTAGAGGAAGCTGGACTCCCGCTCGCCTACGATCACTTTGCCGAAGGTGAGTCGCCAGACCCGCCCTTCCTCGTTTTTCTATATCCGGGCTCTGACAATATGTTCGCAGATGACACGGTGTTCCAGAAAATTGATGAGCTGAACATCGAATTATACACGGACGTAAAAGACCCGGAAACAGAAACCCAGATCGAGGACATCTTGATCCGGCACGACCTGCCTTATGAGAAATCTGAGGTGTGGATCGAGTCGGAGAAGCTGTACGAGGTCTTATATCAAACACAGATTATAGGAGGATAAACGACTATGGCTAACACAAGTAACAAGGTCAAGTTCGGCCTTAAAAATTGCCACTACGCCATTGCTACACTTGCCGCTGACGGTACTGTCACCTTTGGCACGCCTGTAGCAATGCCCGGTGCCGTATCCCTTTCGCTGGATGCCGAGGGAGATAATGATCCGTTCTATGCGGACGATTCCGTATATTACATGGTCTCCAATAACAACGGCTATTCCGGCGATTTTGAGCTGGCGCTGATTCCAGAGAGCTTTCTCACGGACGTCATGCACGAGACTGAGGATGCCAACGGCGTCATTGTGGAGAACAAGGATGTGGAGCCGGAGCATTTTGCGCTGCTTTTCGAATTCTCCGGCGACCAGAGGAAGATCCGTCACTGCATGTATTACTGCAGCGCGACCCGCCCTTCCGTCACCGGCAGCACCAAGGAGGACTCTACCGAGGTGCAGACAGAGACGCTTTCTATCACGGCCTCTCCGCTGCCTTCCGGCATCGTGAAGGTCAAGACCGGCACCAATACCACCAGCGCTGTTTATGAGGCATGGTACGACTCGGTATATACACCGAGTGCTTCGGTAAGTGGCGGTGAATAAGGAGGCGCACTATGGCTGTAACAAAAACAATCGAAGTTGACGGCAAGGAGGTGCAGTTCCGCGCCTCTGCCGCCATTCCTCGTCTTTACAGGAACAAGTTCCACAGGGACATTTACAAGGACTTAAACGAGCTACAGAAAGGCATCGACGAAAGCGACGCAGAAAGCTCCACTCTGGATACCTTTTCTCTGGAGCTTTTTGAGAACATCGCATGGCTGATGGCAAAACACCAGAATCCTGATGTCCCGGACACTCCGGAGGACTGGCTCGACCAGTTTAACACCTTCTCTATCTATGAAATCCTGCCGCAGATCATCGAGCTGTGGGGATTGAATGTGGAACAGCAGGTGGAATCTAAAAAAAACATCATCCGACAGAGCGGGAAATGACAACCCCGCTCTTTTTACTCCGGTGCGTGCAGATTGGGTTTTTCATCTCGGAGCTTGACCTGCTCACCATCGGGACTGTCAATGACATGTACGCAGAAATGAGCAACGACGATTACAACTATCCTGCGCTCGCGACACAGGAGCAGATGGATCGATTTTAACAGGAAGGAGGTCATCGCATGGCTGACAGAATAAAAGGCATAACCGTGGAAATCGGCGGCGATACGACCGGCCTTTCCAAAGCCCTCTCCGGCGTAAACAAAGAAATCAAATCAACGCAGTCGCAGCTGAAGGACGTCAACAAGCTCTTGAAGCTCGACCCGACAAATACCACGCTGCTCGAACAGAAACAGAAGCTCTTACAACAGGCAGTCTCCGAAACGAAGGAAAAGCTCACACAGCTGAAGTCCGTGCAAGACCAGATGGATGCTGGACTAAAAAACGGTACCGTCACCCAGCAGCAATATGATGCATGGCAGCGTGAGATCATAGAGACCGAAAACGAGCTCAAAAACCTCGAACAGCAGTGCAAAAATACCGATACTTCAATCACCGCAACACTCAAGGCGACCGGCTCCAAGCTGCAGGAGGTCGGCGGGAAAATCTCTGATGTCGGTACAAGCCTATCGACGCATGTCACGGCTCCCATTGTCGCCATCGGTGCTGCCTCCCTTGCCGCCTTTAACGAGGTGGACGCTGGCCTTGATATCGTTGCGCAGAAAACTGGCGCTACCGGCGATGAGCTGGAGGATATGTGCCAGATCGTAAAAGACCTCGCCACAGAGATACCGACGGACTTCGAAACTGCCGGTGCCGCTGTCGGCGAGGTCAACACGCGTTTCGGCCTGACCGGACAGGCGCTGGATGACCTCTCGGCAAAATTCATCAAGTTTGCCCAGCTCAACGATACCGATGTTTCGACATCTATCGACAATGTATCCTCCGTCATGAATGCCTTCGGTATGGACGCCTCTGAGGCAGATAACCTTCTGGATGCCTTAAATGCTACCGGTCAAGCCACAGGCATTGATATGGACACGCTGGCAAACGCCCTCTCCTCCAATGCCGCGCAGCTGAAGGAAATGGGACTCACCGCCCAGCAGGCCGCTGGCTTTATGGGCATGGTGGAGATGTCCGGTCTTGATACCTCTGCCGCCATGATGGGCTTAAAGACCGCCATGAAAAATGCAACGGCAGACGGAAAAACACTGGATCAGGCACTTGCTGACTTCTCCGCCACCATGCAGGGAAGCGGCAGCGATGCAGAAAAGCTACAGGCGGCCTACGATCTTTTTGGCAGTAAAGCCGGTGCCTCTATTTACAATGCCGTGCAAACCGGTAAGCTCAACCTGTCGGATTTCTCCGGCTTCCTCGGTGACTTTGAGGGAAGTGTCGAGAACACCTTCAATGAGACCCTCGACCCGATTGACCAGTTCCAGATGACCATGAACTCTCTGAAGGAAACCGGTGCGGAAGTCGGTAATTCCCTGATGTCTGTGCTCGCACCTGTCCTGAAAGAGCTTTCTGACAAGCTGAAATCCCTCGCCGAATGGTGGAACAACCTCGGAGAGCCCATGCAGCAGATGATCGTAAAGATTGCTCTCGTGGCGGCTGCAATCGGCCCGGTACTTGTAATAGTCGGCAAGGTGATCTCCGCCGTCGGCACAATTATGACGATCATTCCGATGGTCACCTCTGCTATGGCCGGAGTAAAAACGGCGATGGCAGGCCTGAATGCTGTCATGGCAGCAAATCCGATAGGCCTGATCATTACCGCTATCGGCCTTCTGGTGGCTGCCTTCATCTACCTGTGGAACAATTGCGAGGGCTTTAGGGAATTCTGGATCAATCTCTGGGAGAAGGTTAAGGAAATCGCCATTACTGTATGGACGGCAATCAAGGACTTCTTCGTCAGTATCTGGGAGGCCATAAAGAACACCTTTACCACTGTGGTAAATGCGATCAGCAGCTTTCTCTCCACGGCATGGAATACGATAAAAGCTACGGTCGAAACCGTGATGAATGCCATAAAGACAGTTATCTCCACTATCTGGAATGGCATCAAGAGCTTTTTTGAAACCATATTCAATGCCATAAAAACTGTGGTGACCACCTATTTCAATATCTACAAGACGATCATCGAAACCGTCCTGAACGTGATAAAGACCGTGGTGACTACTGTTTGGAATGCGATAAAAACCGCTGTAGAAACTGTCGTGAATGCCATCAAGACAGTTATCACCACGGCTTGGAATGCCATCAAGACTACGACCTCTACGATTTTCAATGCTGTAAAGAGCGTGGTCACTTCCGTATGGAATGGCATAAAGAGCGCGGTCATGAATGTAGTAAATACCATGAAATCCGGCATCAGTAACGGCTTCAATGCGATCAAGAGCACGGTCTCCAATATCGTAAACGGGATCAAAAATACGATCTCTAATGTATTCAATACGATCTGGAGCACGGTTTCCGGCATCGTAAACAAGCTAAAGAGCGTGTTCAACTTCAGCTGGAGCCTGCCGAAGATCAAGCTGCCGCACTTTTCCATAACGGGCAGTTTCTCGCTGAACCCGCCGTCCATACCGCACTTTTCTGTGGACTGGTATAAGAAGGCGATGTCCGGCGGCATGATCCTAAAGGATGCGACCATCTTTGGCCAGAGTGGCGGCACACTGCTTGGCGGAGGCGAGGCCGGTGATGAGGCTGTGGTCGGCGTGAGCTCACTGCGCTCCATGATTCAGGATGCAGTAAGCAGCGCAACCCTCAGCGTTTCCGGCGACCAGCCTCTCATCAATATCGAGGAGATGAGCGTCAGAAGCGACGATGATATCCGGAAGATTTCTCAGCAGCTGAATACACTGCTTACTGCCGGACGCAGGGCGAAAGGACTGGTGTAATATGGGATTTTCATTTAACGGAACAACCTCCCAGTCTATGGGACTTGCGACAAGAATAACAAACGAATATCGGATGCCGGAGCTTCGGAATAACACGATCACTATGCCCGGACGGCACGGCGTATTTGATTTCGGAGAAACGGTATCTGAGCGAAAGATACTGATTTCCTGCTTTATTCCTCCGGGAAAGACAGACGCGCAGTTTCTGTCAAAGAAGGATGACATTATTGAGTGGCTCAATCCGGACAACGGCCTATGCCAGCTCATTCTGGATAAGGAACCGGGACGAGTGTATGAAGCAAGGCTTACGTCCGGATTCTCCTTTGACCGGGCAGTTCGTAATTCCTGCACCTTTGATCTGGAATTTTTCTGCCCAGACCCTTATGGCTATGCCATATCGGACGAGACCTTTGATTTTGCGGAAGCCGGAACCTTTACCGCTTCCCGCGCTCTTGGAAATATCGAGTCTTACCCGGTCTACTCCTTGAAGGGTGTGATCCCTTCCGGGACTGACTCGTATATCTCCATAACCACAAACGGCAGCGAGCTTCAGATCACTGGACGGCTTGCTGCCGGAGAAACCTTGATTATTGACTCCGACCTTATGACAGCAAAGGTAGTGGATTCCAATGGCGAGACGCTTAGAAACGGTCTCCCGCTTCTGTCAGAGCTGAATTTCCCGGTCTTAAATACCGGAGATAATACCATCGTGATTGCTGCGGTCGGTGCAAATACAACATTTACGGAACTGAACATTCAGGCCAGAAGCCGCTGGAGGTGATTTTACATGGCTCTTAAAAATATACTGAATACCCAAGATGCCTTCACCGGTGAGTTTCCGGCTGAGTGGGCTCCGGACGGCCTCTGGCGCTTTAATGAATCTGAGCCGGATTCCAATAATTATCTTGCCGACTACTCCGGGAAGGATCGCAAGGCATATATCCACAACTGGAGCGGCACCACTGCCGATATGAAAACCGGCAACTTCGGTCGCTACTTTCAGATGAACATCAACAATCCATCTTCGGAGAAAACCTATCTGAAGGTAGAGAACGACGGCAGCATCTTTTCAAGCCTCGGTGATACCATCGTAGTCGGCGGCTGGATGAAGCCTACGACATATTCGGTCGGCAATACCTATACTCCGATCCTGAATACCCGCTATGGCTCCGGCCAGCCGATTTTTTATCTATCGCTGATCAGAGGAAAGCCAAGGATCATGCTGTATAACTCCTCTGGTTCTCTGATTCTCGACACGTCGGTAACGCCATCATTCTCTCTGCTAAACGGCTACTGGTACTTTATCGCCTGTGTGATTAAGCCAAATGCCAAGACAGCGCAATACATCCTTGGCGATAAGAGCTCCGGCACGATTTGGCAGTCAAGTGTGCTGACCTTTACCGGAGAGCTGAATCGCTCATGCGTAGCCGACCTCATCTGGGGAATGCATGCGGATTCCTACTGGTATGCAGGCGGCTTTGATGACTGGTTCCTCGACTGCGATTCTGATCTTACAGCAGATGACCTTGCAGAATATTTTCTGGAGTCGCTCTCCGCAAATGGCGCAGATCTGTCTGGTGATGTGGACGCTCTTACAACAGCAGATGTAGTAACGCTAAAAGCCACGAACTCTGTCTATCCGTCAAGCGGACAGCTCATTACCGCAGCAAGGGACTGTGGTGTGACCGGCAACGGCAGAGTTTCTGTGAAGGCGGATTACTCTCCGGGA